GATATGGATATGTATGTTCACTACCTCCAATACATCGACACGCTTAAGCGTGTATTAAGTATTGAACCAGAATGGCACTTCGAACAATCAAGAACAGAGGGAAAGCAACCTATCCTCTACATACATGCACCACATCAGGCAAATACCATCCTTGCAATGGCTGTAACCATTGTAAAACGTCCGATGCATATGGTGCCTTTTCTTCACGAGGATTGGATCCAACGTTATGCCTTAGCTTTCTGCAAGGAAATAATGGGGAGAGTCCGTGGAAAGTGGCAAAACATTCCATCACCAGGAGGGGGACAAGGGCTTGATGCCCAGTCCCTGCTAGGTGAAGCACGAGAGGAACTACAGCTTCTAGATCAAGAGATTAGAGGCTGGCAGACGGATCAGCCACCCATTTGGGGTTAAACAACTAGATGCCAAACGAACTTCCACCAGAAGGATGGGCACCAGACCTTTGGACGGGTGAAGGTGTCGATGACCTTGATCTAGAGCAACAGCGGCTCTGGCAGCGGGAAATGTTCGACCAAATGTTTGCTATGGTTCAAGTTAAGAAGCTTGACCGGGTAAAGACTGATTTAGACACCCTGAGAGGCGAGCCTAAAAAAGTATGGTCTCACGGTCGTAGAAGGCCCGCCGACAAGGCACGTAGGTTCCAAGCTCCTGTTCAGTGCAGGGCTTACGTTGACCATCAACCACGTCAGACCATCCTTCTCAGATATGGTATAGACAGTCCACGTGATGTAGTTTTCACCTTCCTAGACTTTGTACTAGATGAGTTAGGTGTTAACATAGGGGTAGGAGATGTCGTTACGTTCGAGAACGAGGACTTTGAGCTAACTGAAGTAAGGAAGCCAACAGAGTCCTACTGGATCAATACCGAGTTCAAGTTCTACGTCATTGGTGCTGCTCAGAGGTACCGCACAGAGGGCAACAGGAGAGTCGATTACGGTGGCAGGTAAGGGATGGGCAGACCTCAAAGACTCACTTAGAGAGTGGAACGATAGCCGTCGAGAGAAGGCCAAAGAAAAGATAGAGAAAGATGCCACTCAATTGAGGGATGACATCGTTAACGGTATCCGCAATACTAAGAGCAAAAAGACAAAAACAGCATCAGAAATTGAAGCAAAGACTAACGTTAGTTCAGACACCAAGGCACAGCAGCTATCGCCAACAGCTAACAGTGAACAAGATAAGAGCCACCTTTCAGGTGTAAGCATGTACGCCGATTCCATAACAATGAATGATGAAAGCTCTGGCACTAACGTCGTCTATGTAGTAAAAATAGATGATGACCGGAAAAAGGATGAGACATCAGGCATGTCTGTAGCTAAGATAGCTAAGGCAACTGAGTTCGGAACAAGGCGTTCGAAGCCTAATCCAGCTTGGAGACGTTCTCTGAGTAAGCTGGAACAAACGGGAGTTTACCGAAAGAAAACCTAAGGTTCATTTACCCATTTAGGGAAGGAATTTGAATATGAGTACACTACGCGCAGACGCAAGCAAGAAGCCACAGGATTACGTTCGCCAGCTACGGGTTGGTGGTCACGATGTTGTAGAGGATCAGTGGAGGGGCGAGATGGATGCCGTCACTACTGTTCTACTAAACAACTCTGTCAGCCTGAACCCTGGCTTGGTTGTAACAGAGGCTGTAGCCCTAGCGGGTTCTGACGCAAGCGTCACGGTAGGTAAGGCTATTGGCACACTTCTAGGTGTCGATGAGTACACTGCAGCTGGTATTCACGCAGCCGCAGCTACTGCATGGACAGCTGATGGTGACCAAGTTGCAAACCCCGGTCTCATTGCAGTTACCGGTACGGTTGCAGCTGGTTGGGCCGTAGTCCACTATCTAGCAGCCTAAGTTTGCAGATATAACCTCCCGTTGGGTGCAGGGCATCCCCCTGCACCCACTCCAACATCAATGACCCACATGTATGTCAGTCAATACAAGCAGAACAGCGCCTAGTTACAATAACGACCGGCACTATCTACCAGATTTGCCGGATCAGCTGCGCTTGTATGATGAAGCTATTTGTGGGCTGCTATCTCAAATGCGATTCGACTATGGAGCCCGCGAGGACTGCATAGACATTCAGCCCCTCAGAGTGATTAAATCATCGCCTGAGCGGGCTTTCGCTGATTTTAGGAGAGACAAGGATTTTAGTCCTGATGTTACAGACTACGAGATACAGCAGGAGCAGATAGCGTTACCACTGGCATCATTCACCAGATCAGATTTGACTGTGGACATGCTGCGCTTCAAGTCAGTAAAAAAGAGAAATACTGGTTATCTCCGTCAAGACAAAGATGAGATTTATCAGTACCGTTTTCCACTCCCTTACAACATCACATATCAAGTGGACTTCTGGACTCGCTACGAGTCAACTTTGGATGCTATAAAGGTATGGGTAATGCTCCGTTTCCCTCACGGAAACTACCTTTACCTCCCTGTAGATTTTAGAGAAATTAGCAAGCACTACGCGATACAGAACGTTTATACCCAGTTTGGTGGTATCACCGATACATCTGATTTGGAACCGGGCTCGGAACAACGCATCATTCGCGCTACAATGACTCTAGATTTACAAGGCTGGATCTTCTTTCCAGTTGAAATTGTTAAGTCTGTTCTTTGTGGTCAAATCGATGTTCTGCTCGTTCCTGACGATGTACCATTACAGGATCCGGATGATCCTGATAAGATAAATGAAGCTGCTTGTGATGACTCCTTTGTTGCAGATGAAGCCACGTTTAGCGTAGAAGAATAACAGGTAGGAACACACATGGCCGGAACATTCGTCAGCCCTGGCGTATACGTCCTAGAAAGGGACTTCAGCGATTATGCTCCCGCTCTATCTACCGCCATTTTTGGCGCAGTAGGCGGTGCTAGCTGGGGCCCAATCGATGAGCTTACGCTCATTACAAACGAAAACGCCCTTATCAACGTGTTTGGACAACCAGGTCTAGACACTTCATCATCCCCAACCAAGGCACTTTATCCAGCGCTTAACGCAGGTATTCACTACCTACGCAACGGCAGCACATTCCAAATGATTCGTGTTGCTGATGGTACTGAAGCTGCCTCATCTGGGATACTGGTTGATGGTGGAACACCCGCAACCTATACGTCTACACCAGACCTAGTAGCTGGTGTAGACCTTAGCGTAAATAGGTTCGTATCTATCGATGTGAACAACGCTGGGCCAGTTACCATTGACCTCTCCTCTGGAGCGGCCCTTCCATCGGCTGTTACCCGAACAGAGATTCTTACAAACCTACAGGCAGCACTCCCTGCTGCGGATATCACCATTTCAGCTGCCGCTGGTGGTGGTGGTGAGGAACTAATACTTCTAGAGACTGTAGCTGGTGGTGCTACAGCTGAAATTGAATTTGTTGAGCCAGCCGGTAACGCAGCTACTGCTGCAGCTGTTGCATCTAGCGCAGAGCCGTTCAACCTACAGTTCCTCGTTGCTCCTCAAGTAGCTCTTGAGATTAACAACGGTGGTGTTCAAAACTTCAGTTTCGCGTTCACAGCAGACACTGTTACTGGCATCAACGCTGAGCCATTTAACTTCACGGGTGGTGGTCAGACACTCTCGCTAGATGTCATTCTACCAGGCCAGACTGTTCCAACTGCAACACAGACTATTACCTTCCAGACAGGTGACTTCGTAGTACCAGCTGCTGGTTTGGCTGCTGAGGTTGCTGTAGCTATCAACAACGCAGCTATCGGTATTTCCGCAGCTGATGTTGGTGGTGTCGTTGTCCTCACCTCTGACCTTGAGGGAACCAACGCAGCTATCTCCGGTGTATCCGGCTCTGCTGCTACTCTCCTAGGTCTACCAGCTGCAGGCGCAGGCGGTGGTGGTGATGCAGCTGATGCTACAGCTGTCACAGCGGCTGAAGTAGCTGCTAAGCTAACAGCAACAATCACTGGTGGTACCGCAACAGACGCTGCTGGTGTAGCAACTGTTACATCTGGAACAACCGGCTCTTCTTCTGAGGTTGATATCACCATTGGTGGAGGTATCTTCGCAACAGGCGTAGTAAACGGTCTAGACGTAGCTTCCCCACTAGATGCAACGTTGGTTGTATTCGGGCTGAACGTTACGTCCCCGAACCCACCAATAACTTTCAACGGAACTGGGCCATTCGACACAGTAGATGTCACAGCCCTATACCCTGGCATTTTCGGAGACCGCATCTCTGTTTCTACAGAGGTAGGCGTTGTAGCAGGAACAGTTAACTACACTGTGCTTCTGGACGGTTTCGAGGTTGAGCGTTTTAACAACCTAGCTCTAGCTGATGTTGCAGGTATTGAATCTGCATACATTACAATGGCTGATAACGTTGCGTCTACAGAGAACCCTGGTCCTCAGATTATTCCACTCGCTGGTGGTCTAGATGGTGTTAGTGGTTTGTCAGCTGGTGACTACATTGGTCAGACACTACCAGGCAACATCAAGACTGGTATGCAGATCCTAGCCAACGCTGAGCTAACAGATGTCAACATTATCGCCGTTCCTGGTGTAGATGATGGCGCTGTTATAGTAGCAATGGATGCCCTATGCCAGGGACGTGGTGACTGCATGTTCCTTGCAGACCCCCCAACTGGCCTAGACGTTACAGGTGTTGTCAACTGGCACAATGGAGTGGGCTACCCACACAGTGCCTTCAACACTAGCTACGGAGCTACCTACTGGTCCTGGGTAAGCTGGTATGACAACTACAACCAGGAGACGATCCTAGAGCCACCTAGCGGCTTCCTAGCAGCTATCATGGCGTTCACGGACAACAACTCCGAGCCTTGGTTCGCACCAGCCGGTTTGACCCGTGGTCGTATCGTTGAGGGCCTAGATGTTGAGCACTCCCCAGACCAGGGTGAGCGAGACGTTCTATACGGCAACGGTAATGCCGTTAACCCAATCGTCAATAGCATCAACTTCGGTATCTTCGTTCGTGGCCAAAGAACGCTACAGCGTTCCCCAACAGCCCTAGATCGTGTAAACGTTCGTAGGCTGATGTTGGTCCTACGTAAGGTCGTAGCAACAACTGTAGCACGTCTAGAATTCGAGCCTAACGATCAGCGAACCCGTGATAGGTTCACCAACCTCGTTACTCCTTTCTTGGAAGATGTGGTTGCCCGTCGCGGTATCGAGGACTTCCGTGTTATAGTGGATGAGACAACCAACCCTCCAGTAGTTGTAAACAGGAACGAGCTACGAGGAAAGATCCTCTTGAAGCCCGTTAAGGTTGCTGAAATCATCGTGGTTGAGTTCACGCTGCTACCAAGCGGTGCGACGTTCTCTGAGTCCCTACAGTAATACCTAAGAAGGAATAAAACATGACTCTACCACTACGCGGCTTAAGCGCTGATGCCATCAATAAGCTAGAACCTCACAGGATGAACAACTGGTCCCTGGAGATTCCAGACCTCGATGAGAGCAATAGCCTCATCCTTGGTCTGCAGGCGTTCCAGCTACCAACTGAGACCTCCGACCTAATTGAGATTTACTACATGAACGAGCGTAGGCAATATGCTGGCCGCACGCTTTATGATGGTGGAACGCTAAGCCTCACCGATTGGATCGATGAAGGTACGGCAGAAGCTATTAGGAAGTGGCGTCTATCGGTCTACGATCCAGAAAGCGGTCGTGTAGGGCTCAAATCAGATTACGCTAAACGTGGTCTCTTGAACATGTATACACCAGGAAACCCAGGCAGTGATGGCACTGATTCCGAGATTCAAGCTACACGTCAGTGGGAGCTTGTAAATATCTGGCCAGTTTCCGTGTCTTGGGGTGCCCTAGACATGTCAGCATCTGATAAGATTCAGATTGACGTGCAGATGGTTTACGATAAGGCTAAGCCAAGGAAGGGTACTACCTTTGGTGCTGTTACAACAGGTAACCTAGCCCTTTAATGATGATCTAGTTCTGTCCGTTTGAGAGATGAGATGACTGAAGCAAATACGACTGTAGAGACTTATGAAATTGACCTTCCTTCCAAGGGACTCTTCTATAATGGAAAGATGCCTGGTGGGAAGGTAAGCATCAGGGCCTGGACAACAGCAGAAATCAAACTGCTTGTTAGCGCTAGGAAGAAAGGCGACCAGCTTGAGAAAGCCCTAGATAGGGTTATCGATAGTTGTCTAAGGTTGCCTGCAGGCATACGCCACGAAGAGCTTCTGTATACTGATGGGTTCTACGCCCTCATAGCACAACGCATCTTCACCTACGAAGCTAAGTTCCAATCAAACTTCAAGTGCCGTGACTGCGGCTACAAGAACGAGATTTGGGTAGACCTTGTTCAGGATCTAAACCCAATCGAGCCTAAAGAAGACGCTAAAGAGCCTTATGAGGTTTTTCTTCCTGTAAGGAACATCCCCGTAACTCTGCGTATGCTAAGACGTAAGGATGCGAAGAACGTCTCTCGTTACTCCAAGAACAAACTAGATAAGTCACCGATGGCTGCAGAGTTCGGTGACCCAGGCTATACTTATCGTATTGCCTTACAAATTCAAACTGTAGATAGTGAAAAGATGTCGCTGGGCGAGAAGATCCCGTGGATTGATAGTCTACACGCAAGGGACCTAATGGCCATTGAAAACGCCGTAGAAGACATGACGACCGGCGTTGATCCAACTGTAACGAAGCAGTGTCAGCATCCAAGTTGTGGAGAGGAGAACCAGTTCATCATCCCGATGAACATGGAATTTTTTCGTCCAAGGTCTACCTGGCCTGGAGACGATTCTCAGGATGCAAGCTGAGCTAGCTTATTACGGAAAATTCACTGAGCTATCATACTTTGATTCATTACCCTGGGGCCACTTTCTCTTCTATCACAGTTGGTTGAGAGACACTAAGAAGAAGGAAGCTGAAGAGCAGAAGAAGCAGAAGATGGCGCAGGATGCTGCAATGTCATCTGCTAAAGCTAAGAGTAGGAGACCTAGCAGGCCACCACCCAGGAGCCGATAATGGCCGATCCCACCGGGGGTATGTTCGAGGCCCGCCTAAAGTTAGAAGACAACTCGTCAGAGACTTTAGAGGGCATCAACGACCGCATAGACAAAGCAGTAAACAATACCGATAAGCTCCAAGATGAGATGAAAGGTCTCCACGAGCGCCTCGGTAAAATGCATGATCGTACCAAGAGTATTCTTGATGATACGAACAAGCTCGGTATTGTCGGAGCTAGTCTTCTGGGAACAGAGGGCAAAGGCTCAATCAAAGATCAGTTCAAGGAAACAGAAGGCTTACTCGGAAAGCTGAGTAAGTTTATGAAAGGCGTGGCTATAGATGCCACGCTGTCCTTAGCTGATGCTGCTCTATTCGCAGCGGGAGCTATGGCTAAGCTCTACATGATTATGAGCGGCATGGCTCTGCTCGTTAAGTTCCCAGCTATTCTAATAGGTAGTGCTATAGAGGCTGGTAAGCTATCTGGTGACATCGAAGAGCTACGTCACCAAATGCAGATGACTAACGATCAAGCGGCAGGCATGGGTCGGCAAATATCCGACACCATGCGAATGACTGGAGCTAACATTGAGCTAGTTAACGAAGCCTTCAGTGAGCTAGCCAGCGAAGCTGCGCTAAACACCAAGAACACACAGAAGCTTGCAGAAGCATCCGTCTACATGGCTGAAGCCTGGAGAATGGGTGTTGGCGAGATGGTTCAGTTCAACAACCAACTTGTCAAGATGTACCAGATTGGTGCTAGTAATGTGATGGGTGTAGCTTCGGCTATGGACCACGTTGCTAGGAACACTCGTATATCTAGAGAAGAGCTAATGGGGCTTGTACAGGGTCTAGAGCAAGACCTGATGTATAAGATCCCTAAGAACCTACGCTCTAAGGTAATGCCTAAACTCATCTCTGATATCTCAGCTATCGCGGGTGAGTGGAAGAACATGTTCGGTGATCCTCAGACAGTCCGTAAGGGCTTTGAGAAGGTCATTGACGTATTCGATGAGGAAGGTCTACGTCTTCGGGCAATGATTGAGGGCCTGGGTGGAGCTACCCAGGAAGAAATGGGCAAGATGATTTCTGGCGGTGACGCTGGAGGTTTCTGGCTAGCCCAAATGAAAGCCATTCAAAACCTAAAGAAGGAACTTGGTGACCCTGAGTTCACCAAGATGGCTGGACTCTATGCGGAGCAGATGGGACTATCCCGCGAAGAGTTTATGAAGATGTCGGAAGCTAGCATTGAGTCTTTCGAGACGCGCATGAAGCTAGCCAGGGAGGAAGAGAAGTCCACTAGGAGTATCCAAGAGGCTTGGGGTAGAGCTAAGGGTCTATTCAACGGTGTCTGGCAACAGCTAGAAAACATTGGTAAAGCCATCCTCATTGGTATCGGTGAGCCAATCCTTAAGATCCTCATTCCTATGTTCGACTACCTAGGAAAAGCTCTTCAGTGGGTAGTTAACCTATTCAAAGGAATGGACGAGGGAGAGCAACGTGTAGCTGGATTAGCTGCCGTGTTTGGAACCCTCGCTGTTATCTTCAAGAGCAGCATCATTCCTGCGCTAACATGGATCTGGGGCGTTCTAGCGTCTCTGTTCAGTAGCGCAGCTATGACAGCTGTGCTTGGCTTCCTAGCAGGCGTAGGTATTGCTATAGCTAAGATCGTAGCTATAGCGCTAGTTCTCTATGTAGCTATCAAAGCCATTTGGGACTTCGGAAGTGCCTTCATCGAAGGCTTCATGCCAGCACTAGAGAAACTGTGGAGCCTAGCTAAGATCATTGGTGCCATCTTCCTAGCTGTCTTCTCGCCACTGTTGATGGTAATCATTGCCATTGTAAAGTACTGGGACGACTTCTACGAACAAGTTAAGCCAGGTATCCAAGCAATCAAGGATGTTTGGTCTGAGCTAATGATCGTCTTCAATGAGCTAGGTAAGGCGATGTCAGGCATGTTCGGTGAGACTGAAGAGGGCAGTCTTAGCATCATGGATATCCTTGGTGAGGTTCTACGAGCAATTGCTAAGGTAGTAGGCTTCCTAGTTAAGTGGGTATTCAAAGTAGTAGCAGCAGTCATCAGAGTTATTGGTTGGCTAGTAGCTGCTATCATGGCAGTGCTAAGCCCGATCATTGGTTACATCGCAGCAGTGTATGATGCTGTAATGGGACTGTTCGGTAGCCTAAAAGACTTCGTAGGGTTCTTCCTAGACTTCATCAGCCTACTAACAGAAGGCAAGATTGTTGAAGCATTCGAAGCACTAGGAAAATCAATTGCCTCGCTATTTATCGGGGTGTTCCAGTTCATTTTGGATGGTATCTTCTTGCTAATCAACGCGTTCATCAAAGCAGTGAACATGCTCCCGTTTGTGGACATCCCGCTGCTCAAATTTGATATAGCGGCAGCTGTAGGACTAGCAGATGGTGGTATCACTAAAGAAGACAACGTGCCTGCAGTTCTTCACAAGAACGAAGTCGTAATGCCGCTTGAGAAATTCCCTGAGATAGTTGGTCAGACAGTTGTGATGCCGCAAACGGAGGTTGTAGACGAGTTAAAGATGATGCGCAGCGTAATGGAGCGTATCCTACGTAAGGAAGGGCTATCGCTAGGTAGCTAAGGAGAGTGTATGACTACTAGAACAAGAGGCGAAACAAACACGCTAAACAACTGCTTTCTTCGCATTGAAGGAGCCACAGACAAGCTTGGTGATGGACCAAAGCCTGGTGGTGTGGGTTCGTCAGCTGTCCTTGGGAATATCCTTCAGTTTTCTAACCTCCCGCCCGAGCTAGGTAACTCTAAGTCTGCTAGTGTGTCTCCCATCCATATTCTAGGCCGGTCTAGTCCGCTATACGTATACAGCTACTCTGATGAACGGGCCTGGAACCTTGAGCTTAAGTTCTTCGCAGATACGCAGAACAGAGCCGGTGGTGCGCAGCTTCTTGAACCACGATTCACTGATCCAATCAACAAGCAGATAAGAGAGCAAGTACTAGATAAGCTAAACTGGTGCGAATCACTCATCTACCCCATCTACAAAGAAGGAATTTCCAGAGGCTTGCCTAGAGTAACGTTTGTCTTCGGTGACATGTTAAACGTTCCTGTTATCTGCACTGATGTATCAACTAGCATTCCTGGTCCTTGGTTCATCAAGTCTTCAGGATCAGTTGGCTTCCCTATGTTTGGTGTAGCTAACCTAACACTAAAGCAAGTTGGACAAACATCCTTCAGTCACCTAGATGTAAGATCCAACATCCACAACGGAGCAAAGGTTAACTAATGACACGTAGAGTAGACCTAGCTACCAACTCACGGCTCAACGCCACTCCGTTGCTTCAGGTAGACTCAACGAACCTTTACCACTACGGCGTGTGGGGCCGTATCGACTTTCCTATGCAAAATGATGATAGGACCCACACTATCACCAAACGTGATGTAATAAACTGGCCTGGGCTATCACAGGATTTCTACGGAAACCCTGACCAGGCATGGGTGATATGGGTTGCGAACAACATTGTTGATCCATGGATGGTAGTTCCAGGTACTCGCGTAAGAATACCGTCACCTACTAATGTAGACCAAGTGCTTGCGGATATAACCAAAGATGCTGAGTAGCCTGTTAGAACCGATGCGAAAGACCAAAAATGTACAAGCTGATTTCGAGATTGGAGTGGTTTACCGTAACCGATATGACCGATGTTTCTTAGCTGTTGATAAGCGCTCTTTGATTACATTCGTTCACGATGTAATAGTAGAGTGCGATGAACCGAATACTAAGTTCAATGTAGTTAGAACGATGAGCGTTGAAAAACTGTGCCATGCGTGGGGCATAACACTAGACAGACTAGACCAGATGTCAGCGGAGTATTTTGCCCCAGTTAGAAACGACAGAGTTAAGAGAAGACTGCCTGACAAGTTCAGCAGTAAAGAGAACTACAGCCAAGACATGATTAACAACATGTGGGCGAAGCGCAGAACGCACAGAGTAGCCGGATTTGACTAATGCCTAACCTAGAGTTCCGAGACGGTAACCAAGTCTTCGTTGAGATGTTCCTGAAGAACGGGAACGACTCCGAAGAAGCAGTGAATCTGAATGTGATGGCAAACCACATTCAAGACTTCACATTCGAGGAGAAGAAGGGCAAGGTATCCAACGTACACTTCAAGCTATACGACCAAACCTTCGACTCTTTCGAGAACGTGCTTTTCTCAGGAGGTCTTCTAGAGCCATCTAATGCCCGTAAGAAAGATAAGCTGCCACTGATTGGTATTCGATGGGGTTGGGTAAACGGAGAAAAGCGTATCCAGTCTCCTGTGTGGGACATGCGTGTCACTAAGTACACTTCTAGGTTCCAATTTGGTCAAGGCGTTGAGATTGAGATATCTGGTGTTGCGGCCCCTGGTGCCATCTTTAAGCGAGGCACTGATAGCATCGAAAAAGGTAAAACAAAGCTGAGTGATCTGGTTAAAAGGATTGCAGACAGAAATGGCCTGTCCTTCAATGCAAACGCTATTGAAGATGGAACAGCTACACTGAACGTATCTCAGAAGCACCAAAACGATTTTAAGTGGCTCAAGGATGTAGCTAAGTACGCTTTCAAGTCTGACAGCGGTGGTAAGAAGTATGAGGTATGGATCCGTAATAGAGGCGATGGTACAGAAGAGCTAGTCGTAAAAACAGACAAGGCTAACCAGGGAGATACCACATGGGACTTCCTCTATGGTCTAGATAGGGATGGCCAAGTTCTTGAGTACGAAACAGAGATTAACTCTAGTGGATTGTTTGCGCTTGGTGCTGGTGGTTACAAGGCAGTCATCTTCGACCATAGGAAGAAAGAGTGCAAAGAGATTGTAGCCAACAGTAGAACACTACCTGGTGTTGCTGGTGAGGGTAGATTCATCCCTGTTGATTCAAACACGCCTGCACCACTACGTTTGGCTTTCCCTGCTGGAGAAGATGGGGAGCAAGCTGCTAAGGACTATGCAGCTGCTAAGTACTTGGCGCTAAACGCAACTAACATCAAATCACGACTTGTCATTGTAGGTAACCCAGTAATCACTCCATCTGATATGGCTAATGTTGTTGTGTTGCGAGGTAGCCAAGGTATCAGAGACATTAGAGACCTTCACCCAACTAGCGGTGCCTACAACATTTTTTCTGCCACCCATAACATCAGTAACGGTGATTACACTACAGAGTTAATTCTCTACAGACGCGGTAATCTAGCCAAGGGCGCTGGAGGAAACATGCGTACCAACGGCACCCAAACTGCAGGTAACCAAGTATCACGAGCGCAGCAAACACTTGGTGGTGACCAATTCAAAAAAGAGGTTCGTAGGCGTCAAGCTAAAAGGTACATCAAAGATCCAGTAGCTCTACAAGCTGAGCTAGACCGCATTAACGGAAAACGCCCTGGAACAGCACAGTAAGGAAAAATAATGAGCGTTGGTCTTCCTAACATCCTTGAACTAATTACTCGACCAGAGGACTACATCATGGACTATCCTCTGTACCGTTGGTACAGGGGCATAGTTGAAGATGTTGATGATCCTGAGAACCGTGGGCGCGTGCGTGTGCGTGTAGAGTCTGTTTGGAAGAACACACCAAAGTCCCTAGAAGACGAGCAGGAGCGTGTTGTTAAGGAGCGCCTTCCTTGGGCGGAAGTGATGCTAACTGGTGCTGGAGACAAGTGTGGACTGTTTTACGTGCCACCAGTAGGTACGGCTGTAGTTGTAGTTTTCGATAAAGGACACGAAGAATATCCACTAGTTGTAGGTGGCTGGTTCGGCGTCAGCAAGGATGACAATAAGACAGAAATTCCTATTGCTGCGCGGGGTGGTGACCAAACAGGCGAGACTGCTGATGATTTAAAGGGACTGGACACAGGTGTCAACACTGCTGGTGGTGGCACTATGGACGAGCCAGCTAATCCTTACGGTGCTGAGTATCCTAAAAACACAGTTCTCAGATTCGCTACAGGGCATCTAATAGAATTTGACGAGACAGCCGGTGCTGAGCGCATCAACATAGCCCACAAGAGCGGCACATGGGCTGAGTTCCACCCGGATGGGTCCTTGGTGTTCGGCATCCAAGGTAAGCGTTATACTGTAATTGAGGAAGACGATGGAGAGCACGTTAAGGGCAATCAAGACGTTGTGGTAGGTGGAGATGCTACATTCATCTCAAACAAATACACACACGATGTGGATAGTGACTACGAGCAAACCATTCTAGGAAAAAGCACTGTAGATGTATCAGGAGCTTCCGATCACACAGCTGCTAACGTTACACTTGAAGGCAGCACAACAGTGGATGTAAAAGGAACCAACACAGTTGTAGAGGGCACGGCTACATTAGAGCTTAAAGCACCTCTACTACAACTAGGTGGTGCCCCATTCGGAAACGTAGTTACTACGCTGACGCACCCTGTTGACTACATCACAGGCATCCCAATCATAGGCGTTCCAACCGTGCAAGCAGGATAACGATGGCTGTAGACTTCATACCAGACCCAACAATCGGAACAGCTATAGCGCAGTGCTTGATAAACAAAGACTGCAAGATGCAGGAATTCGTCAAAGATCCTGCTAACCCACTGAAAGATATGTCTGCTAGTTTCGATATACAGTTCGGTAATATGATTGATGTAACAGTAGCTATTGACGAACTAAATACATGTCTAATTGCCGCCGTTACTGCTGCTATCATCGCAGCTGGTGAGTCAGTTCCTACGTTTGATCCAACTCCTTCCCCACCGGACTTCTCAGGGCTAACAGATGACATAGAAGCAATGGGCGGTGAGATAGATACACAGCTTGGTTATCTAGACAGTATCTTCACCTTGGAAGAAACATCTGGTGTCATCACAAGGATACAGTCTCCATAATGCCTACTGAGTTTGTTCCAGACCTAGCTTCCGCCTTGCTCATTCAAGCGTGCGTTAAAGCCAAGAAGTGTAAGCTAGCGCTATTAGGAACCCACAAGTTGGAAAAGACTTTTGGTGGTAGCTCGCCTTTAGCACAAGGCAACGCAGACCTTAGAGTGGCCTTAGACGAAGAGTATACCTGCATCCTAGCGGCCTTACAGGAAGCCTATGCGATGGAAGGGGAGACTTTCCCGGTTATCCCTCCTCCACCAGATCCTGTTGATTTCAGTACAGGTGGGGCTGCACTAGATGCTGTGCAATCTGACTTTAACCTAGATAGCCCTCTAGGGTTCATGGGAAACGTTGTTCAAGTGGAGTTTGATGCTAACGATTTCCCAACAAAGATAATTCTGCTTGACTGATGGTTAACTATGGTCTTGATTCCCGCAGCTATGTCCGCACAGATGTTAGGAAATGCTACAAGCATGGGGCTGATAGACCAGCCGCCCAACTTCGCTCTTTCACGTTTATTTGATGTAATTTCTAAAGGAGTAACAACAACATTACTAGATCCAACAGCGAGAGTTCCATTACTCGTAAACTACACAGGTCTGGGGTGCATTCCACCTTGTACAGCAACAGCGCTTGGTGTGAACGGATTAGTACCGAGCAGGTTCCAAACAGCAGTGACAGCAGCGTCCCTATTCACTGGGCCCTCTTCCGCTCCGTTTTTCTTCGGGATAGCAGGGATCGTAGATTACTTTGCCCCCAATGTGACGCTGTTCGACCCACTTGCTCCCACTGGAGTGGGGGGAAATGGAGTAATGGCGGCGGGAGCCTTAGCCTACACCCCAACAGAATTCTTCGACAACATGGAGAGCGAAGCGGTATCAGAAGACATAATGGTAGTAAATCTAGCACATCTAGGCGGAAATCCGCTAGGAATGATAAACGACCCAACCACTGGAGCGCCTTTAGGCTTAGGTGACCTTTTCGTACAAGCAGGAATACTCTTAAATGCAATAGCATCACAACTTACTATAGAGTTGCTATTTGCAGCACAACCACTTATACCATCTACAGGTGCAGTTGCTCTTCCTCCACCTCTTGTTAATTTCCCATCACTAACAACCGTAATACTTTAGGAACATCATGGGCGAAAACTGGCACGGACTTAGATTCCCTTTCAAGACCACAGCCCAGAGTTTGTTCGCAGAGCCCAACGACATTGACCTAATCAATTCGTCCATCAAGTTTATTCTCAACACGTCTGTTGGTGAATACATCACACTACCAGAGTTCGGCAGCGAGTTACCTTCTGACCTCTTTGAGCAGAATGATTTTGTGCTACAAGCCTTGATCGTGCGTCACGTTTCCGATGCTCTAGAACGATGGGAACCAAGGATACAAGTAAGAAGAGTAAACGTAGTTGTGGAAGACCACGAGGTTAGGCTAGCCCTAGACTACGCATTGGTTTCCAACCCCGGAGAAATCCAGTTCTACCAAGATTCCTTTGAGAGGAACCCAACCTAATGGCCACAACAAGCCTGCCAAGGATCGACTACGCATCTAACACGTTTCAGACGTTCCTAGAGAGCCTACAGTCTTTTCTAGAAGCTGAACTACCACAAGATGTGTTCAACGACTTCGTTGCGTCACAGTTAATGATGTTCATGCTCAGAATGAACGCATACGTATCTGATGTTCAATCCTTCAAGTTGGATATCGTCGCTAATGAGAGCTTTCTCCCCACAGCCCTTCAGAGGCGCTCAGTTATTCGTTTCGCTAAAGCGGTGGGCTACCGGCTCGCAGCCGCTACAGCGTCCTCTGTGACGGTCACAGCTACCCTTCCTGCGCCTAACGCGAGTCCAATCACCTTTAGGGCAGGAACGTTATTCGATGCTGGGGGCATTGATTTCGAAATAGACCAAGACTACGTTTTGCCAGCCGGTGGAATCACACTAGATATGGGGGCGCTACAAGGCGCTACCTTCTCAGAAGATTTCAATTCTACAGGAACACCAAACCAGAAGTTTGAAGCCTCGCAATCACCAGTTATCCAAAACTCTGTACAAGTCTTTGTAGATGATGTTCTATGGGAAGAGATTGACTTTTTCGCATTTGCTGGGCCACTAGATCAGGTTTACACCCTAGCATTCGATGAAGACAATAAAGGAACTATAGAGTTTGGTGATGACGTATTTGGTGCTATCCCACCTCCCGGCGCTTTGATTAGAGTCATCTACAGAGTTGGCGGTGGCGCAGATGGTAACATCACAGCCCAAGCCATTACAACAACTATCCCAGCTTTCATCAACAACGTCACCCTCACTAGTGTGTCTATTGTTAACAACGAAGCAGCATCAGGTGGTTCTGATGAGGAATCTATTGAACACGCTAAGTTGTTCATTCCAAGGGACCTAAAGACGATCAACCACGCAGTCACCGATGATGACTATGATACTTTGGCGGC